AAAATCGAAAGAGAGGAGAAGATTGAGAATATGGAAATAAAAGAAATAAATAAAGAAGAAAGAGAATTAACAGTTGAAGAAAGAGATAACAAAGAATTTGATAGTTACCTAAGAAATAGAGCGAGTAATTTAGAAGCAGGAACTAATGGAGCAGTAATTCCTACAAGTATTGTAAATAAGATAATTGCTAAAGTTTATGATATTTGTCCAATTTTAGAAAGAAGTACAAAATATAATGTTAAAGGTAAAATTCAAATTCCTTACTATGATGAAGAAACAAATGCAATTACAGTTGCTTTTGCTACTGAGTTTACTGAATTAGAAAGTAATGTTGGTAAATTCACTAACATTGAGTTAGGTGGTTACTTAGCAGGTGCTTTAACATTAATTAGTAACTCATTAATTAATAACTCACAATTTGATATTGTAAACTTCGTAATAACTAAAATGGCTGAAGCTATTGCTAGATTTATAGAAGATACACTATTAAATGGTAAAGGTGAAGTTCAAGGTTTAAGTGGTGTTACTAAAGTTATAACTGCTGGAAGTGCTACTGCTATTACTGCTGATGAAGTAGTAAGATTAAAAGATGCTATCAAAGATGCTTATCAAGCTAATGCTATGTTTGTTATGCACTCTGAGACAAGAACTGCATTAAGACTATTAAAAGATGGAAATGAAAGATATCTATTAAATGATGATGTTACTAGTCCATTTGGAACTACATTACTAGGAAAACCAGTATATGTATCAGATAATGCACCTAAAATGGAAAGTGGAAAAAATGCTATTTACTATGGTGATATGGCTTGTCTTGCAACTAAATTCTCTGAAACTGCTAATATCCAAGTTCTTAGAGAAAATTATGCTACTAGACATGCAACAGGAATCGTTGGTTGGGTTGAATTCGATAGTAAAGTTGAAGATGCTCAAGGTATAGCAGCAATAAAAATGGCTTAATAGTAGGTGAATTAAATGTACAAAGCATTAGTAACATTTGTTGGTAAAGTTTCAATGGAAAAAGGACAAGTAAGAGAAATCAAAGATAAAGATGTTATTAATGATTTACTTAAAGCTAGTTACATTGAAGAGATAAAACCTACTAAAAAGAAAAAAGATGAAGAATAAAATTAAATGTTCAGGCACTCCACAGAAGGAGGTTAAAAATGATAGAAAAAGTAAGTGAGATTACTTATGAAGAAATTGCTAACTATATCAGATTAGATGATTATGATGCTGATGAGTTAGATACATATCTAAAAGTTGCTAAAAATTATATTTCAAATTATACTGGTATCCCTGAAATCAGCGAAACAGAAGGAGATGAAACTCTAGATAGTTATGCTGATTTTATTATTGTTGTTTATATCTTATGTCAAGATATGTATGATAATAGGGTTATGTATATTGACGGCAAAAACATAAATAAAGTAGTGCAAACTATTTTAGATATGCACACTAGGAATAATTTATGATAAATGCTGGAGATTATAATAAAAAAATATCTATATATCAAATTGTTGTAAGTGAGGATGATGCTGGGTTTAAAACTAAAACCAAAAGTATCATCCTTTCTACTTATGCAAAAGTAAAAACTACTAGAGGATTTACATTAATAGCAAATAATACTGATTTTGAAAAAGCTTATACAAATTTCACAATTAGATATCCTAAAAAGGTTATAACTAGGGATATGTTAATTGAATACAAGGATAAGATCTATTCAATAGAATACTTAAATAATGTTGATGAGAAAAATATAGAGTTAGAAATTCAAGCGAAAGTAGTTGAAAAGTAATGGCTAACTTTCAAAGTGAATTACCAAATGAACTTATAAAAGAACTAGAAAAATTAAATGTTGATTCTGAAAAAATGTTTGGTGAAATGACTAAAGCAGGAGCAGAAGTTGTTTACAAACTTGTAAAAAGTAACATGTCAAAAGTTTTTGCTACTACCAAATCACTTGATAAGGGGTTAAAAATTACGAAAGTATATAAAACTCCAAGTGATGATGGTATTAATGTTCATATTGGTTTTTATGGATATGATTCTGATAAGAAAACAAAAAAATATCCAAATGGTGTTCCTATTCCATTAATTGCTATGGCAAGAGAATATGGAAGCACAAAAACTGGTGAAGCAAAAAAGCCATTCTTTAGAAAATCATTCAATAAAAAACAAATTGAACAAGCTATGAAGTCTGTTCAAGATAAATACATAAAAGGTGATTAAATGGAGCAAGAAGTAAAATCTATATTTAATAATTTTAAAATTGACAATAAAAGTATTCCAGTAGAACATTTACGATATAAAGGAAAATCAAAAACATTTGTAACTTGGACTTTGATTTCAGAGTCGCCAAGTTTATCTGCTAGCGATGAGTCTTTATATAGTGTAGTCCAAGTAGATATAGATATTTTTAGTGATGGCAATTATTTAGATATTGTTAAAGAAGTAAAAAAAATAATGAAAAACAATGAATGGTTATGGGTTGAGGATAGTTCAGAAATGTATGAAGAAGATACGGAACTTTATCATAAAACTATAACATTTGAGAAAGAGAGGTTTATAGATAATGGCTAAAATCGGATTAAATAATTTTAAATATTCTGTTTTGACTGAAACTGATGGTACTGCATCTTATGCTGGGGCTAAATCTTTAGCAAAGGCTATTGATTGTAAAGTATCTATTGAAAATTATACTGCTGAGTTGTATGCAGATGATGGTTTAGCAGAAAGTGATTATACTTTCAAAAAAGGTACTATAACATTAACTATTGATGAAGATGATGATGCAGTATTTGCTGAATTATTAGGACATTCTGTTGATGAAGAAACAGGAGAAATGGTTAGAAAAGATACTGATGTTGCTCCGTATGTGGGTGTTGGTAGAATTCTAACTAAGATTGTTAATGGAGTATATAAATACAAAGTTGAGTTCTTACCAAAAGTTAAATTTTCAGAGCCTGCTCAAGAAGAAACAACTAAAGGAGATAGTATAGAGTTTAAAACTCCAACTATTGAAGGAACTGTAACTAAGTTAGCGGATGGAACTTGGTCTAAGGCAAGTACATTTGCTACAAAAAATGAGGCTATCGAATACTTAGATAGTTTAATGGCAAAATCTTCTTAATTAATAATGAATTCCGAAGAAAGAGCGAAATAATCTGCTAGAAGGAGTTAAGCACAATGCTTAGCTCCTTTTTTTATTTGAAATGAGGTAATAATGATGAAAGAATATAAGTTTGAATTAGAAGTAGAAGAGAAAAAATATCAATTAATTTTCAATTTAAATGTAATGCAAGAGATACAAGAAAAATATGGAACACTTGAAAAATGGGGAGAATTAACGGATGGAAAGTCTGGAGAGGTTAATATTAAAGCATTAATTTTTGGTTTAACTTGTATGATCAATGAAGCAATTGATATGAAAAATGATGAAAAAGGAACAAAAACACCTTTATTAACTGAAAAACAAGTTGGAAGATTAATAACAAAAGCAGGTATAGAAAAGAGTGCTGAAAAATTGAATGAAGCAATTGTTGAAGGAACAAAAAGTGATTCAAAAAACGAATAATCCAAGATGATGTTGATGATAATCCTATTGACTTCTCTTGGTTTTATTTTATAGGAAAAAGTAAATTAGGGTTAACTTTTAAAGAAGTAGGAAAACTTACTTTAAGAACTTTTAACAAATTATATCAATGTTATAAAAATGATTTTGATATGGAAATGAGATTAAAAAATGCAAATATGACATACATGGAATTTGAAGAAAAACAAATTGAAAATGAAGAATGGTTTTAAGGAAGGAGGGAAAATATGGCTACAAGCTATGGCGGAACAATTAAATTACAAGGAGAAAGTGAATATAGAAAGGCTTTGTCGCAAATAACTCAAAATTTAAAAGAAGTTAGTTCTGAAATGAAAATTGTATCTAGTACTTACGATAAAAATGATAATTCGGTAGTTGCAGTAAGTGCCAAGACAAATGTTTTAACTCAAAAAATATCAGAACAAAGTGATAAATTAAAAGTTTTAACTAATAGATATAATGAAATGAATTCACAATATGGTAAAAATTCAAATGCTCAACAGCAACTTAATGAAAAGTTAGAGGAAGAAAAATCCAAACTTGAAGAAATAGGAAATACACTTGGTAAAACCTCAAAAGAGTATCAGGAACAATTAAAAATTGTAAATGGATTAGAAAGCACACAAGCATCTTATAACAAGGCTGTGAGTGAGGCTAAAATTGAAATGAATAAAGCTCAAGCAGAGGTGAATAAGACATCAAAAGAACTAAAAAATTTGAGTACAAATACAAACGAAACAGAAGAAGAATTAAAGGATGTAAAAAAAGGTTTTGATGATGCTGGAAGTGGTGCTACAAGATTTGGTGAACTACTTAAAGCAAATGTTTTAGGTGATGCTATTGTTGGTGGAATCAAAGCTTTAGGAAGTGCTATAAAATCTATTGGTTCTGCATTTGTTGATATTGGTAAACAAGCATTAGAAAGTTATGCAGATTATGAACAACTAATAGGTGGTGTTGAAACTTTATTTAAAGATAGTGCAGGGATAGTTAGTGATTATGCAAATAATGCATATAAAACTGCTGGATTATCTGCAAATGAATATATGTCAACAGTAACATCATTTAGTGCATCACTTCTGCAGAGTTTAAATGGAGACACTGCAAAGGCTGCAGAAGTTGCAGACATGGCTATAACTGATATGGCAGATAATGCAAATAAGATGGGTACTTCTATGGAAATGATACAAAGTGCTTATCAAGGATTTGCAAAGCAAAATTATACAATGCTAGATAACTTAAAACTTGGATATGGCGGTACTAAAACTGAAATGGAAAGATTACTTGCAGATGCTAGTGCAATTAGTGGTATTGATTATGATATTAGTAACTTAAATGATGTATATCAAGCAATTCATGTAATACAAGGAGAACTTGGTATAACTGGTACTACCGCAAAAGAAGCAAGTTCAACAATATCTGGTTCATTAGCATCAATGAAATCTGCTTGGCAGAATTTACTTACTGGTATAGCAGATGATGGGGCAAATTTCCAAGGTTTGGTTGATAACTTTGTTAACAGTATAGTAACTGTTGGAGAAAATATAATGCCAAGAGTTGAAATAATAATAAATGGTATTGTTCAGTTGGTAATGAGTTTGGCACAAAAATTAGTAGAATATATGCCGCAATTATTGGAAACAGGAATGGGATTACTACAAACTATAATGGATGGTATTACATCAATGTTACCAAAATTATTACCTGTTGTCGTTCAAATAATAAATAGTTTAGTAACTTTTTTAGTTCAGAACTTACCAATGATTTTGCAAGCAGGTATAACAATAATAGTTGAATTAGTAAAAGGTATAGCACAAAGTTTACCTACATTAATACCTGCAATAATAGATGCGGTAATTTTAATGGTAGAGACATTAATTGATAATATTGATTTAATTATAGATGCGGGTATTCAATTGATAATGGGATTAGCTGATGGCCTTTTAGAGGCATTGCCTAGATTGATAGATAAGATACCAGTTATTATTGATAAATTGATTATGGCAATAACAAATAATTTACCAAAGTTAATTGAAATGGGTATTACATTAATAATTAAACTAGCTGCAGGACTTATCAAGGCAATACCTCAATTAATATCAAAAATACCTCAAATAATAACATCTTTAGTAAATGGCTTTAAAAATTATTTTTCTAAGATTACAGAAATTGGTAAAAATTTAGTAAGTGGAATTTGGGAAGGTATTTCAGGAAGTTTTGAATGGATTAAAAATAAAATTAAAGGATGGGTTGGAAATATTACCAAATTTATAAAGAAATTATTTGGTATAAATTCACCATCAAAATTATTTAAAGATGAAATTGGTACTAATTTGGCTTTAGGTATTGGAGAGGGCTTTGGTGATACTATGAATGATGTTTCAAAAAATATGGCAAATGCAATACCTACTGAATTTGATACAAATATAAATATGAATTCAAATGCAAGTTCTAATATGACTAGTCAAGATATGATGATTAGTGCATTTAAAACAGCATTAACAGATGTGAAAGTGGTTATGAATGATAGAGAAATGGGAACATTTGTAACTGATACTATGGAAAAGGTGGTGTATTCATAATGAATAAAATTATATGGAAAGGAATAGATAGTACTTCTATTAGTGGTTTATTAATATGTGAGTTGCCACCTATATCTAAACCTAAAATGAGAATTCAGGAAACTTCTGTAGATGGGGTTGATGGTTCTATCATAGAAGAATTAGGATATGAAAGTTATAATAAAAGTTTAAAAATAGGTTTAACGAAAGATTTTGACATAAATGAGATTATTAAATATTTTACTGGAACAGGGTATGTAACTTTTAGTAATGAATCTGATAAATATTATAAAGCAAATATAATAGAACAAATAGATTATGAAAGATTGTTAAGGTTTAAGACTGCTGTTGTTAAATTCAGGGTTCAGCCATTTAAATACAAATTGAATGAAGAATCAATAACATTAACTGAAAGTGGGAATGTAATAAACGATGGATTAGAGTTAAGCAAACCAATAATTAAAATAATTGGAACAGGGACTGTTGAGATTTTAGTTAATGATTTAGCTGTATTTACATATACTTTTCCAGAAAATGAAACAGAAGTTATTATTGATAGTGAAAGTCAAGATGCTTATTTGGGAAATGTATTAAAAAATAGGAATATGACAGGTGAATTTCCTGTTTTATCTGCTGGTGAAAATACAATTTCTTGGAATGGTGATGTAACAAGTATAACAATAGAGCCTAAAAGTAGGTGGTTATAATGATTCGAGTTTATGATAGCACTGAAACAACATTTGCAACAAATGGGATAAAAATATTGCATCCATTAGTTGCAGAGATAACAAAGAGAGATAATAGTGACTATTATTTAGAACTAAGAGATATAGTTGATAATTTGGAATATTATCAAAAAGGAATGATAATAAGAACGGATACTCCTTGGGGTGTTCAAGGTTTTAGATGTGATAATCCAATTGTTAACAATAATAGAGTGGAATGCAAAGCTTGGCACTTATCTTATGATAGTAATAATTACATAATAAAGGATGCAAATGCAGTGGATAAAAATTGTAATGATGCACTTAATCATTTTAATGATGCAACTGATATAAAAAGTCCGTTTACTGTGATTAGTGATATTTCAAAGGTTTTAACTACAAGAGTAATAAGAAAGAGTTTGTATGAAGTATATGAATGGCTAATTTCTGATGACAAGTATGGCGGCCATTGGTATAGAGATAATTTTACATTAGGAATCAAAGCAAATATAGGAGAGGATAGGGGTGTAGTATTATCTCAAAATAAAAATATAACTGATATGAAATTATCGGAGAATTGGGATGATGTATGTACTAAAATTCTTCCTTATACCACAGATGGAGAGACTGCTATTTTACTAGATGATACTTATGTAGAAATAGAAGAGGATTTGTATGATGTACCTTATACAAAAGTAGTTAAATTTGAAAATGAGATAATTAGAGATGATTATGAAACACAAGAGGAGTATTTAGAGGCTACAAGATCTTGGTTGGAAATGGTTGCTAGTAATTATCTCCAAGATAACAAACTACCTAAAGTAAATTATTCATTGTCTGCAAAACTAGATAATGTTTCGGATGTTGGCGATGTTATATATATAAAACATCCTAAATGTAAGGTTGATATAATTACAAATGTTATTGGAATAGTTTATGATGTTAATAGAAATAAGTATATCAAAATAGAATTTGGTAATTTCAAAAAAGAAATAAAAAATTTATCACAGGAGATAACTGCACAAATAAAAAAAGATACTGAAGTTATGGTAGAAGAAAGTAAAATACTACTTCAAACTGAATTAAATGAAGCTACAGCTAAAATCAACTCTGTTTTAGGTGATAGCAATGTTATTTATGAGGGTGATAAGATTTTGATAGTTGATTCTTTACCAAAAGAAAATGCTAAATATGTAATCAAACTTTCAAATGGTGGTATTGGTTTTAGTGAAAATGGTATATATGGTACTTTCAATTCTGCATGGACTATTGATGGTACTTTAAATATGCAAAATATAAATGTTATTAATTTTACAGCATCGCTTATAAAAGGCGGTGTTTTAAAATTGGGTGGAGTAAATAATTCAAGTGGTACTTTTGAATTGTATGATGAAGCTAACAGTCTGATTGGTTTAATGAATAAAGAAGGATTAAAGATGTATGGGAATGATGGTTCTTATGTTCTTTTAAATAATGAAGTAGGTTTTGCAGGCTTTGACAAAAATGATAACAAAATATATTGGGTTGATAAAGATGAGTTTCACATGAAAAAATCTATAATTGAAGAAGAAATTACATTGTGTAATAAAATGAGATTTATACCTATCACTATTTATGATGATGAAGGTAATATAACAAACGATGGTATTGGGTTAGTTTCAGTAGCTGGAGGTGAAGAATAATGGCAAGTGGTAGTTTTAACTTGACTAGAACTGGCGATACTAGTTCTTATGTTTCTTTTAAATGTGAATGGAGTTCAAAGAGTAATGGCTCTATTGCTAACTCTTCAACGGTAACAGTAAAAATTATTGCTACAAAATCTTCAAGTTCTACTAGTAACACTTGGGGAACACATAAAACGACAGCAGAAGTCAATAATTCTTCCAAGAGTTCAAGTGGTTCTTTTACATTGAAACCTGGTGGTAGTATAACTTTATTATCTAAGAGTTATACTGTTCCTCATAATAGCGATGGTACAAAAACAACAACTATTGAAGTAAGTGTTGGTGGAGATGTCATGTGGGGAAATGGTAGTGCTAAAATAACTTTAGACAAAATCCCTCGAGCAAGTTCAGTTAGTGGTGGTTCAGGAAACATAGGGATGACATCAATAATTAATATAGAAAGTGCAATTAGTTCATTTACTCATACTTTAGAATATACTTTTGGCAATTTAACAGGAATAATAGCTGAAAATGTTGAATCTTCTTATACTTGGACTATTCCAACAAGTTTCTATGCAGAAATGCCTAATGAAAATACTAGTATTGGTATAATTATTTGTCATACTTATGATGGTGATACTTTAATAGGAAGTACTTTTTGTGCATTTAATGCAAATGTGATTGATTCAAATCCGATAATTGATGATTTTGGTTACAATGATAGTAATACTGAAACTGTTTTGATTACTCAAGATGAACAGAGGATAATAAGAAATAATAGTAATTTAGTGTTTTATGTTGGTGTAGCAACACCTCAAAATGCTGCTACAATAAGTAATTATGAAGTTACATTTAATGAGATTACAAAATCAATAACATCTCCTGGTAATTTGGATTTTGGTATTGTAAATTTATCTAGTGATACAACTGCTACATTAAAAGTAACTGATAGTAGAGGTAATACAACTGTTAAAGAAATAACAGTTGTAATTGATGATTGGATTTTACCAACAGCATTAATAACTTTAAATAGAAAAAATAATTTCTATTCAGAAACTGAAATCAAAGTTGATGTAACTTATTCAAGTTTAAATGACAAAAATATTATTGGTATTCAGTATCAATGTAAAAAAATAGATGAGGATAATTTCACAATAACGGGAGAACTTGAAGATAATGTTTTATCAACTATTGAATTAGATAATGAGTATCAATGGTATATTGAAATAATGCTTACAGATTTAATAGGAAAAACAAAATATAGTTTAAATCTTGATAGAGGTATGCCGATTATATTTTTTGATAGATTAAAGTCAAGTGTTGGATTTAATCAATTTCCTACTGGAGAAAAAAGTGTTGAAATATCGGGAAGTATAATGAATGATGGTAAAGCTCTTTTAGATATAATTCATCCGATAGGAAGTACTTATATAACAGAAAGCAATACTGATCCAGCAAATATATTAGGATTTGGAAAATGGGAACTTATAGATAAAGAATTTAAACCACAATATTTGCCAGCAGATGAAGGAATATTTACTCATAATACAACAAATGTAAGTGAAAGTTCAGCAGTAGCAGTTTTTGGAGGACATACTGTGAGAGTTAGAATAACAGCAGTCAACAAGGTAGCACTATCTGACACCAATAAAGAATTAGGAACAATTAACCTAGATAAAATAGGTGTTCAAAACCTTATATATACAGAGACACTTAATGCAAGTTGTAGCGATGATACTTCGGTAGCAAGAGTTAGTGTTACTCATAATACAGGACTAGTAACTCACTTGGGTACTATTGGAGGTACATCAATTGCTGTTGGTGAAACAATAAATATTGATTTTACAGTGCCAATGATTGCCGAAAGAATGTTAAATGAATTCTGCGATAAGTTATATTGGAGAAGAACTGCATAAAAAGAAAGAGAGGTAGAAAAATGAATGAATATAATGTAAAAGTAAATTTCGAAAAAGGACAGATAATAACTAATCTAAAAAAACTAGTACAAAATGACTATAATAGTACAAAATTAAACTTTACCTTCGATAAAGAGGGTAGAGTTTTATTTAAAATGTCATATCCTGATGGAACACAATATGTTGATGAAATAGAAAATAATGAGTTGATTTTTGGTAAAGGTGTATTAAACCAAGAAGGTACTTACGAATATGAAATATCTTTATATACAGAAGATGGTAGGCTTACAGATCATGCTATAAAATCATTTGAAGTAAGAAGTGAATTAGTAAATACAGATGAATTAGTAGAACCTGATGATAGAGTACCAGTATTAGATAAATTGATAAATGAAGTAACAGCAATAAAAACAGATGTAGAAGAAGGCAAATACAATGGTAAAGATGGCTCTGATGGACAAGATGGTGTAACTCCTACAATAGGCGAAAATGGTAATTGGTTTATAGGAAATACCGATACTGGACTACCTAGTCAAGGACCAGAGGGAAAACCTGGACCTGCTGGTGGTGTATCACTAGAAGAAGTAACAGCAATAACAGGTGAACTTGAAAACTTAGGCACAGAAGATAAGTCTAATTTAGTTAATGCTATTAATGAAGTATTGGCTAATGGTGGTGGAATAACTGAATTAACTGATTACACAGTATTATTATCAAGTTTAGAAGCGGGTGTATATTTATTAAAAGGTGTTACATGGTTACAATATGGGTCTTCACTTACTTATAGTTACAGTCTAAGTTCAAATCTTTCCTCTATATTAATAGTTGTAAAAAATGGTGTTACTCCATTTGGTTATGTATTTGATAGAGGTTATATCACTTGTATTTCTTCAAACCTTAACTATTATAATCCTAAAAAAATCGATTTAAGAAAGATTATAACAAGCGATAATAAAACAGAATTTACACCAACAGAAGATTATAACCCAGTTCATAAAAAATATGTAGATGATGCTATAACAAATGCAATAACAACTACACTAGAAGGGAGCTATTAATGAAAGAAATATGGAAAGATATAAAGGGTTATGAAGGTTTATATCAAATAAGCAATCTAGGTAGAGTTAAAAGTCTCAAATATTGGAGTAATATTCACAACAAATACTATGATCGTGAAATTATATTAAAGCAGAAAGAAAATAGATATGGTTATTTGTGGGTTGGTTTATTTAAAGAACATAAAAGAAAAGAATTTTCAATTCATAGATTAGTAGCCGATGCATTTATACCAAATCTTGAAAATAAAAAGGAAATCAATCATAAAGATGGAAACAAAAAAAACAATTGTGTAGATAACTTAATTTGGTGTACTAGAAGCGAAAATATGTTACATGCTTATAAAACTGGATTAAGAAAAGCAATAAAAACAGGAGAACCAGTTAATCAGTACGATTTAAATAGAAATCTTATAAAAAAATGGAATAGTATTTCTGAAATAAAAAGACAAACAAATTTTGATTATAGTTCAATATATCAATGTTGTAACAAAAAAAGAAATAAGGCTTACAACTATATTTGGAAATATGCTAAGGAGGTGGTTTAGATGGCTAGAACTTCAAATTTAACAGACTTCCTAACAGATGTAGCAAATGCAATAAAAGAGAAAAAAGGTACTACTGATACAATACCAGCAAGTAACTTTGATACTGAAATTGCTAATTTACCGAGTGGTGGAGGTTCTGCTTATACAGGTTCATATGATAGAGAAGGATTAAAACAATTGGGTTATACAGATGAAGAAATAGAATGGTATAACGAAAACGGAGTAAATTGGAACAGCGACCTTAACGAAGAATATAAAGTAAGTGAAAGAGATATTAACGAAGATTTAGGTACCTATGCTAGATTTTTACCTAAAAGTAGCACTAAAAAAAATTTTAGTCAATATTACAGATTAATTACTGTGCCTTGTATTGATGGTTTGACTACTTGTTCTTCTTTGTTTTTTAGTTGTGATTGTTTAAAAACAATACCACAACTTGATACAAGCAATATTGCTACTATGTATCAAATGTTTAGTGGTTGTGATTCTTTAATTAAGATACCACAATTAAATACTAGTAATGTTACCAATATGAGTAATATGTTTAGTAGTTGTAAAGCACTAACATCAATACCACAATTAGATACTAGTAAAGTTACAAATATGCAGGCTATGTTTAGCGAATGCCCCTTATTAGAATCAATACCTGTTTTAGATACCAGCTCAGTTACTAATATGAAAAATATGTTTTATCGCTGTTATTCATTAAAGAAAGTGCCTCAGTTAAATACTAGTAATGTTACAGATGTTGGTGGCTTATTTTATCAATGCTATTCGTTACAAACAGCCCCAGAATTGGATTTGAACAAGGTAACAGACTTGTCGAATATGTTTTACGGTTGTTTATCATTGGAAAATATATCGTTATTAAATACTAATAATGTTACTAAGACTAGTAGTATGTTTAGAGAATGTCGAATGTTAGAGACTGTTCCTTTATTTGATACAAGCAATGTTACTGATATGAGTTCAATGTTTGTTTATTGTGACTCATTACATACAATACCACAATTTGATACAAGCAAAGTTACAAATATGAGTAGTATATTGAGTGGTTGTAAAGCACTAACATCAATACCATTACTAGATACAAGCAATGTTACCAATATGACGACTATGTTTAATGGTAGTTATTCATTAAAAAGTATTCCGCAACTAGACACAAGTTCTGTTACTAATATGTATGCTATGTTTGGTGGTTGTTCGGCATTAGAAACTATTCCGCAACTTGATACAAGCAATGTTACCGATATGAGTTCAATGTTTAATGCTTGTGTAGGGTTGACAACAGTTCCAGAATTAGATGCTAGTAGTGTTACAAATGTATCACAGATGTTTAGTTCGTGTAAAAAACTAGAAAATTTGGGTGGATTGAAAGATTTAGGTAAAGCATACTTAACAACTCAACCTGCTAATTATTCAAAATATGAATTATCATTAAGTTCTAGTTATACAAATCTAACTCACGATAGTTTAATGAATGTAATAAATAACTTATACGATATAAAGAGTGCTGGTTGTAATACTCAAAAATTATATATAGGTTCAACTAACAAAGCAAAACTAACAGCAGATGAAATAGCAATTGCAACTAATAAAGGTTGGGCGGTGTCATAATGCAAGTAATAAACTTTATAAAAGAGTATTGGGTACTTATTACTTTCTTTGTTGGAGAGTTAGGTATCCTTTTTGCATTTGTTAAGTCTATACATAGAGGTACAAAATGTTCATTAAGAAATGACATAGTAGAAATTTATGAAAAATGTAAACCTACAAAAACAATAACAAGATACCAATTAGAAACTGTATTACTTAGTTTTAAAGAGTACGAAAAATTAAAAGGAAATTCATTTGTTAAAAAATTAGTAGATGAAATAAAAACATTTGAAATAGTTGATTAAAGACATCTCAAAAATGGGGTGTCTTTTGTATTTAAGAAAGAGAGTTGATTTAGATGGAAAAAGTAAAAAAAGTTGCAAAATATGTAACTAACATACTAGCGATTATAAGTGCATTAGTTGCTGGTATCAATGCAGTAGAGGGTATATCAATACCTTATGCTATCCAAATTGTACAAATTATTGCAGTTGTACAAGGTGTTATTGGTACTTATTTATTAGGTAGCAAAGTAACTACAAAAGGAGAATAATTATGATAACAACTTCAAAAAAAATTAGCGAACACTTCCATAGTAACGAGTTTAAATGTAAATGTGGTTGTGGAAAAATTAAAGTTCAAAAAGATTTGGTTAAAAAACTAGAGAAATTATTTGATAAATTAAATGCTAGTAAATGTATCTTATCAAGTGGTTACAGATGTTCAAAACATGATAAAGCAGTTGGTGGTAATGGTAAAGGACAACATACAAAAGGAAAAGCAGTTGATTGCGTTTTCTATGATAAGAAAGGCAAAGTAATACCATCTAAAATTGTTATATGTGTAGCAAATGATTTAAATCAATTAAAAGGTATGGCTAAAATAAATAACAACTATACACATTTAGATAATAGAACAGGTTATAAATATAGAGGAGATGAAACTGTTAGTCTTAACTCTGTATGGACTGATCCATATAAATATTTCAAAGTATCTAAAAGTGATGTAGCAAAATATACAGGGGAAAAGGTAGTAAAATATCTATCTAACAAATCATATAAAGGTTCTTCTATTACGGAAGCATTAAAACAAATTAATGTAGATAGTTCTTATAGTTATCGTTCTAAATTAGCAAAAGCAAACGGAATTAAGGACTATAAAGGAACTGCTAGTCAGAATACTAAAATGTTAAAGTTACTTAAAAAAGGTGCTTTAATCGCTGCTTAATTGCATAATATAGGGTTAAAATATGCAATTGGGTAATAAAGTAGGCAGATATGAGTAATAGACCACATTCTAGGAAAGTAAAAGCCGAGTTATTTCTTAAATGTGGGAAGGTGGATATGTATAATATGGAGAGGTATGTTAAAGAAAAGCTAGTTCTCCATCATGATCCACCTTTTAGGCTTACTCATCATACTATTTATGAAGAAAGTTATATATTAAGTGAAGAAACACATAAGGAACTTCATAAATTAGAATTAGATGATAGGGAAGAATACAATAGAAGAATGGAAATAATTAAGGAAAATAAAAAGATACTAGAGAAAAGAAAGATGGAGTAGGCATTTGTTTGCTCCATTTTTTGACATTTTATCAAAAATATGCTATCATATATAACCATCAAAGGGGATATATATGGTTAAAAAGATAATTACTGATAAGAACTTAATTAGATACTTAACTAATAGAGAAGATGAGTATTTAGTTATAGAATATAGTACGAGATACAAAAGAGCATGGTTCAAAACTGAATCAATGTCAAAAAGAAAACCTATAGCACTATCCAGAGTGATAGAACTATAGGTTTTTTTATTTAATATATTCAATAATATCGGTAATGGTACATTCTAAATAATTACATAATCTAGCAATTACATTAGTATCTATTCTGGTTATATCACCAGTCATTAGTCTTTTTATTACTTTAAAATCAGTATTTGTATCTCGCATTAGCTTATTAATACTAATATTACTATCTAATAATAACTTTTCTAATTTAAACAGGAAATAACCATTATCCACTTTAACTTTCTTTGTTCCATTCAT